CAGCGCGTACCCATTTGCCCAGTTTCGCGCCATTGCTGGCGGGTTGAAGCTCTTGAACGTAATAAACCAGTCACCGCCGCGCAAACAAGATTGCTCAACGTTTCGGATTTGCTCTTCACCGTCAAACTGGTCAAGTTCTTCAAACCAGCAGATGCCGATATAACCAAACGGCACTTTAATTGACTTTACCTTGCCGGGGTCATCAACGCCGAAAAAAAGCACCTTTTGCCCTGTTGGCAAATAGGTGCATTCCATCGGGGAGACTGTGCAACGAAAATGGTCGTGCAAGCCAAGTTCATTGATTGCCCAGACGATTTGTGCATAAACGCTTGTGCGCAGTGTGTTGCCGACCTTGCGGAACACTGCCGCGTGGCATTGCGGATGCTTCAG